TCTCCGCCCCATGCTGCCCATGCCACACGCCCAGGTGACGGATAGCCATCCTCACCCGGACTGAATCCTTCGCCCTGCTTGTCCACTTCATGCCGGGCGAACCATGCCGCCATCGTGATCACCGTGTCGGCGCTCAACTCATCACCGCTCAGGATCTGCCCAGCTCGCGTAGCCGCCACCTCGGTGCCACCATCGCGCCCTTCAGCCTTCCAGTCCCGGTAGCGCTGCGCCTCTTCCTTCATGCCCTCCGTGGGCATCAGGTCGATCTCCTGCCCCTCGATCGTTGCCATCAATCCTCAGGCGCCTCGGTCGGATCCTCGAGCACACTCAGCTCCTCATACTCCTCCTCCTCTACAGGCGCCTCCGTCTCCTCGAACGCTGGCGTCGCACCCATCGGCATAGCAGCCTGCACCGCACCGCCCTCGGTCACCTCGCTCGGGTCGGTGTCGGTCACAATGTCCAGTTCATCGAGCATTGCCAGCTCCGCCTGACGCGCCACCAGCACATCCTCAAGATCGCCGCCCTGCTCAGCGATCACCTGGCCGAGCGTCTTAAAGCCGCACCGCACAGCCGTCTTGTACGCATCCACCTCCTTCTGGGGATCTACCCAGTCCCAACTCCGGGGCACCCAGCGGCTAGCACGATATCGATCAGGGTTGCTCTCATAGCCAGGCAAACTCAGCGCACCACTCAGCACCGCCATCTCAAGCCAGGCCTCAAACACCGGCTGATGGAAGTTCTCGATCATGTACCGCTGCAGCACGCGGAACGTATCCCGCTCATCCAGCAGGCTCAGCCGGCTGCTGCTGTAGTTGCTCTCTGAGAAGTTCTTGCTGATGCTCTCGAAGCTCACGCCCACACCAGCCGCCACCGCACGCAGCATCGATCGCGTGAACGGCTCGAGCTGACCATCAGGTGCGTTCAGGTCGGGCACCGTCACGCTCTCGCCCGGCTGCAGATACTTGAACACCCCCGGCTGAAACTCACTGACGCGCTCACCCTCATAAACCTCATCGCCCACCAGCTCACCCTCGGGGCTGCTGATAAATCCCATCAGTGCGCTGCTCGCCCGAGCACGCACCACCTCCGCCTCCTCATAGCCCTGCAGCATGTGCAGCCGCATCAGCGCCGAGGCGAACCATGTCACGCCCCTGGTTTGGCCAGGCCGCTCCGGGATGAACAGATGGATCACCTCATCAGCAGGCACCCGGATCCGGCGGCCATTCGTCCGCGCATTGCCCGCATAGGTATCACCCGGATGATTCGCATAGAAGTGATACGCCTGCGGCCGCAGGTACTGGTCCACCTCGATGCCCATCCGCACCGTGTTGCCATCCCTGGCCTGCGGCACGTCGTCATCAATCAGGTAATCCGCCTCGAGCACCTGCAGCGCAAACGGCACCCGACTATCGCCGAACGGCCGCTTGATCATGCGGATGAACACCTCACCGGATTCCGCCAAGCTGCGCACCAGCAGGCGCTCCATGTCGTGGAAGCCGAGCAGGCCGCTCACATCGCAGCGGCTCTTATGCATCCACCGCTCCCATTCCTCATGGATGCGGCCATTCATCGCCTCATCCAGCCGACCGCCACGCAGCATCCGCACCTGCCCCTGATGGCGGATGCCGTGCCCGATCACGTTGTTCTGAATTGATCGGACCGCCTGCCGCGCGTAGTCGTTATCGCGGCACAACTGCCGCGCCCGGTTGCGCAGGCTCTTGAAGCTCGACTTGATCTCGCTATCGGCGCTGGTGCCACTGGTCACCCAGTCAGCCGTCAACCTGCTAACGCGTGCGCCCTGATACGCACGCTGCCGCGGCCGTACCGGCTCGAACCCCATCGCCTTGAACAGTCGAGTCCTCAGTCCCATCTCAGAACCTCACGAACAGATTGTGGGGGTTGCCCAGGCCGTTGGCGATCAAGTCCGCCATCTGCTCGCGCTTCACCTCAGCCTTCAGTTTGCTCTCTAATTCCAGCAAGTCCTTCATGTCGTACTTGCTGAGGCTCCGGTTGCCGATCGTGTATTGCCTGACCACACCGCCGGAGACGATCGCGCGGATCGCTGCCTGCACCGCATCGAGATCCTTCTGCGCCTGCGACCGTCCATCCAGCGCTGCCGGTGTGCCCGAGTAGCTGAGCGCTGCCAGCACCGTGAGCTGGCCACTGCCAAGCGTAATCGTGCTGCCAGTCTTGGTCGCAACCGCCTGCCAGTACCAAGTGCCAGCATCGAACCCAGCGCTGGTGGCCGCGGCAATGCTGAACTCCCAGCCGGTCCCGTACGCAGTCCCAACCACCGTCGCGCCTTCGCTAGCAGCGTTGAACCGCAGGTAGTAGGTCAACGTATAGGCAGCACTGCTCACAGCATTGCCCAGGTTGTCCACGCCCTCAACATCCCGCCACTGGATCGTGTCGCCTGCTCTGATCTCGCTAGGGATGTTCACGGCCTACCAGTTGCTCACGAATCCGGGACCAGCCGCAGGCGCAGGCTGCTTCCTTGATCTTAGCGGTGCCTTCTTCCCTTCTTCCAACTGCTGCGCTAACTGCTGCCACATCGTCGCCTGATTCATCCGCCGCCCATAAATCAACAGCGCCGCATAGCCATATACCGCACAATCCAATGCTTCATTTCGATCGCCCGACTTCTTCACCCACTCCCTGATCGGGAATCCTCTGTGATATCGCAGCGCCTGCCGTTCACTGGTCAACTGCCGGAAGTATTCCTCATCAGCAGCCATCCCGAAGTTCAAGCTGCCACCAGCTTCGTTGTGCCGCAACCTGCCGAACAGCGTGGTCTTGATCGTGTCGGTGCCTAGTTGATACAGCGTCACGCCTTTCTTCAGCACCTTCCCGCGCCAGTTCACATCCACCTTGTTGCCCTTACCCACCGCCGGACTGTTGCGCCGGCTGCTGCCCTTGATCGCCACCACACCCTGCCGCACGCGCTCGCGCACATAGTTGTAGACCTCGTGCGTGCAATGGCCACCGGAGTCGATCGCCATCTGCGCGATCTTCAACTCCTTCCCGCAAGCTGTCGCCCAGCCGGTGGCCAGCACATGATCCAACTGCTTCCACACCTCAAGCTGCGTCGGATCACCCATCAGCTCCTGATGCCACACCAGCCAGCCGGTCTCGCCCTCGCCCCATCCCCACACACTCACCGCCAGTCGGTTGTCCTGCACGTCCACCCCGGCCGTGAGTAGCACCACCCCATCGGGGCATGTCCCTGGCTCATATGCCAGCCGCTTGGCCATCAGGCCTTCAGCATTGACCGCCGCCGCATAGTCCTCCTCCCATGTCTCCGCCAGTCGGGTATTGACGAACGCCTTCAGCGCTGGACCATCGCCCTTCGCGCGCAGGAAGTCATCAACCAACTGCTCCCAACTGCACCATCCCAGCGGGCTATACAGACCCGACAGATGGAAGCCAGCCGTCTTGCCATCGCTCGGTGCCGTCGCCCGCCACTCACCAGCGCCCAGCATCCGCGGCTTATGCACCTCCTCGAATCGCTCGCCGCATTTCTCGCACTCATACCGAGCCGTAGCCGGTCTCCCCTCCTCCCATTTCAACCTTGACCACTGCAGCCATTGCATCTCACCGCAGCATGGGCACGGCACATAGAACCGCCGCTGGTCGCTCCGTTGATATTCCGCCTCGATCCGGCTGAAGTCCTTCACGGTCGGCGTGCTGGTCAGCAGGATCTTCCGCCGCGCGAACGTGGTAGTCCTGCGCTCCGCTAGCGCCACCGGATCGCCCTCGCCATCCACGTCACTCGGGAAGGCATCGATCTCATCGGCGAACAAATACCGGCACGGCGCTGAGCGCAATCCCGTCGCGCTATTCGCTCCGGTCAGCAGCAGGATCCCGCCGAGGTACTCCTTCGCGAACATCGTGTTCCCCGAGTCTCGACTCCTGGCCGGTGCGATCTTCTGCGCCAGGCAAGGCGTTTCATTGATCAAACTCTCCAGTCGCTGCTTGCTCAAGCGCTTCGCCATCTCCACCGTCGGCTGCACGCACAGCATCGGACCAGGCGCATGGTCGATCACATAGCCAAGCCAGTTGCTGCCGGCCTCCGTCTTGCCCGTCTGCGCAGCAAACATCATCACCACTCGCTGCACCGGGCTACTG